TAAATGTTTTTCATATGTAAAGTTGGCTACCATATATTCACTTATCTTTTGTGGAGTATCTAAACTCTCTATACATTTTAAAAAGTGTGTATCATTAGGGACAACAAATCCATCAAGATTATATATTCCACACCCTGTTAATGTTAAACACAAAATTATTATTAATATTTTTTTCATTATGTTGCTGTTACCCATGCACTACCATTATAATAATGTAAAGCATTTCCTACCATACATATTCCACCTGCTACTCCTGTTGGGTCTGAAGAAAGATTCGGTAATCTAAGTACTCCATCACCTTGAAGATAATACGAATTATCATCGCCACCGGGTTGCAAATATAAATAAACATTATGGCTACTTGCTAATCCTTGTAATCTACTATATGTACTTCCGCTATAAAAACCAAGCATAGAGGTACTTGATGACCTTAAATTTTGTGAACAATTTCCGGTTGAGTAATCGAAATATAACCAACTTATACTATTGTTATAATTTACTTGCAATGTTCCACCGCCACCATACATCCTCAGAGTAGAACCAAACTTCAGAACTCCACTTCCGCCATAAGTCGAAGCAATTGTTATATCAACTGCACTAATGCTTCCTGCTGTGATAGTTCCTAAATTAGCAGATATTGCAGATAATGTAGTTCCATGTATTTCTGTTGCTGTTATAGTTCCTGCTGCGATTGCATTAGCTGTGATAGAATTTGTATATATATCTCCACCATCTATTTTTGTAACATCAGTAGCATGTTTCCAAGCTTCTATATTTGTTTGTGTTGTGCTATCAGTAAACATTCTTGCAGTAATGCCGGAATCAAGCCCAGCTACTATGATTTTTCCTGCACTGATAGAAGTCAATGCAACTTTTGCATAACTTGTACCGTTGGCTATATCATCTAAATCTCCTACGCAAAAAGCAAGGTCAATATGTCCTGAACTTATATCTGTAATTGCTACTTTCCCATAAGTTGCTCCATCTGATATGTTGTCAAGTCCACCTTCACATTCGCTTAATTTAATATGTCCTGAGCTTATATCTGTTACTGCTACTTTTCCGTAACTTGCTCCATCATCTATATTATCTAAATTTCCTAAAGCAGCGGAAAGCAGTATCGCACTTTCTGATAACGAAGTTCCTAACACCTTTCCATAAGTCTCTCCATCATCAATATCATCCATACTTCCCGAACAAGTGCTTAATAAAATATTACCAGCAGTTATAGCTGTAAGATTTACTTTTCCATAACTTACACCATTGGCTATGTTATCAAGTGAACCTTCACATTGTGCTAATACAATCTTTCCAGCAGTAATATTAGTTGTTAATACTTTGCCATAAGTACCATCTTGTATATCATCTAAATCTCCTGCTGCTTCACTGAGCAAAGCAAGTCCCTCTTCAAGTGCACTAGCATATACCTTTCCATAAGTATCTCCATCGCTAATATCATCTAAATCTATATCTAATTTACTTATGTTTATTTCTGTGCTACCAATATGTCTACCTTCTATAGCATCATCTGAGATATTAATTGCGGATATATCATTAATAATAATATCTTCTAAATCTTGAATCCTTAATTTAAGAGCAAGAATATAGTCAGTTAATTCTTTATATTGTTCTTTTGTTATATTAAATTCTTCCAATTGATTACATCCCCCATTTTGGTGGTTCGAGCCTAAAGACAATTGCATAGCCTTGAATTTCTGCTGCGAACTTATCTGACATCCAAGGTTTAAAAGCTAACGAACGTGCTCTTAGTCCAGTAGCACCAAATCCTATATCATACCATGCTGTTGTGTTTGCTAATAATGTTTTACTTACATAATGTTCAGTATTCGCATCAAGTGTATAATACATTTTTAATGTTGATGTGGCTTCTGATGTAGTTTTTACTTTTATATATATATTATACCATGCTTTGTATCTGTCTGGCATACCTAAATCCACACCTTGCACATCATCATACCACGTTATATCGGCTCCATCGTCATTTAATCCATCAAAGACATGATAAACTCTACCTATTGTGTTAGACCCACCATATAAAGAATATTCATCTGTACCTTTATCCCATATTGAATAACACGAAAATCCTAAATTATATACTCCTGTAGTTTTAGTGTTAAAATCAAAATATACTGTTTCATTAGGGACTGTACTAGCTCCTTTTGGATATGTTAAAAAATACATATTGTCAAAGTAAACTCCAACTGATAGATGTTTGTACGTTCTATTGATATTGGTCATTACATATTTAGATAATTTAATATCTAATTCTTGTCCAGATTCTCCGTTGAAATAGTATATACCATTGTTCCCTAGATATACTAATATATTTCTACAGTTACATAATGAACGTTCAGCAGTACATCCTTCATTTGAATACGCATTTTTAAAATTATATGTACTAGAGTTATACCCGGTTAATCTTTCTAGCGAACTAGGAGTAAAGACAGGAAGTGTGGTTAATTGTTCTTTAAGTCCTGTTATCTTATGTTTATTCCCTGTTGGGAAAAAGGTCTCTGCTGAGAAATATTCATTTTCAATTTCTGAAATATAAAGGTTTTCATCATCTGCTATACATATCCTAGACCTACGTGGACATATAAGATGTGGTGTAGTAGGTGGTGCTGTATGGTTTACGTGCAATTCGGTACCTGCTATAAGCGTTGAATCTGCTTGTGTGGAATCATATGTTTCAGTTGTATTATTATCAACTGCTCCGTCATAATAGTATGTAGAGTAATCATCAACAACTGTTCTATATATATAACGTTTCGCAATCTTTGTATCTGCTGACACAGGAATATTAATTTTTAATCCATCATTTGGATTAGCCCCAGCAGCAATATTTGCACTAGCTGCTCCACCATTACTTTCAAATCCATCTGTATCTACATAAGTTACTTTAAATTTATAATTACCAGTTGATAACAAACCATTTATTTGTGAATTTGATGTAGGTGCAATTGGAACGGTTATACCTACTGTTTCCACATAAGTAGTATCATATTTCCACATACCTATTCCGTTCACAATATATGCTTTATTTTTAAAATTAATAAAATGTGTTTGTAAATCTGCTGTAGTAGTAAAATCTGTTGCTGCTTTTGATAAAAGTGCAGTTCCAGCCCAAGGAGTAGCGGATGCAAGTTTATACCATTTGGTATTCCATGCTACTAAAAACTCTTTAGTGAAATCCTGTTGATACATTCTGTGTATGCCAGTGATTCCATGTGCAGCACCTAAGCTATCGGTATTATATTTAGAGTGTCCCTTTCTTTTTACTATCCTTCCATATTCGTCAAATGAACAATTATGTAAGGATTCAGGTAATCTAGGAAGGTTTTTTAACTTTATATCACTAGGACTCGTATCATCTAATATTCTTAATATTTGTTTTTTAGCTATTGCCATATTGTCCTCTTTTCTTCTGAAAATGTATGCCCTTTGTGAATATATATCCCTTTTGGCATATTTTACATATTGAGGGCATTCACGACACGCCGAGAAGTCCTCGTCCTTGCTGGTATCATCCTATTTGGTTGATTACGGTGTCCATGCACAACTGAGTTAACAAGTCCAACACCTTTCCAAAATTCCCCCAACTGTTCTCTATATAAATCAAATTCTTTTTTCTTGTACCAACATCTTGCAAGAGCAAAACTAACAATATATGTTCTAAAAGCAACTAATCTATAATCACCTGATAAAGGAGCTACTCCATCCGCAGCTACCATTGTAGGTGCTCTTTCTATTCCGTAATATACTACTGTAGCTCCTACTGCTAATGAAGGAACAAATCCTATCATATCTCCTCTACGATAATATCCTATTGGTTGAGTTGCAGTTCTATTTCTCCATGCATTACCTTTCCATTCATCTGCTTCTATAAGTGAAACTTGTTCAATTTTTTTATCATTGTAAATAACTCCACCCGCATCAAATGTGATAAAGTCGGAGCTTAAACGTAACTCTCTATCATTTGTAACATCATCAGCTACAATAGTATATGAGTATTTTTTGCTTAATACTCTTGTATGTGATGTGAATTTTTCTGCACCAATATTAGCCCATTTTATTATTTGTGTATCAGACCAAAACTTGTTTTCTGCTGTTGCAGATTCGTCAAGCAAGTCTCTAACTTCTGTAACAATTTCATCTATATCAGCTAAGATAGCCATATTTAATCACCTTCTTTAATCTTTAACATTTCCTCTATTCTTAACAAACGTTTGTTTAACATCTTATAATTAGCAGTTTGT